ACCAATAGAACCGTATTAGGAGAATTATGGCATCAAGTTATTCAACAAATTCAAAACTAGAACTTATAGCAACAGGTGAAAAAGCAGGTCTTTGGGGATCAATCACCAATACCAACTTACAAATCTTAGAACAATTAGCTACAGGATATCTATCTTTAAATGTTGGAGCTTCTGATCAAGCATTAGCATTAGACAATGGCGCAACATCAAATGGTAAAAATCTGTACTTTAAACTTACAGGCACATTAACAGGTAATAGAACAGTCACTGTTCCAGATACAGCTGAAAGAGTAATGATCTTTGAAGATGCAACGACTAGAGAAAGCTCTGGAACTATAAAAACTTTAACTGTTAAAACTGTATCAGGTACAGGTGTGTTGGTTCCTTCAGGAGCAACTGTATTAGTATACTCAGATGGTACAAATGTTAATCTTGGTATGCAAGACAAAGGATATATTACAGTCAACTCTGCAACTGTTACAACGTATACAACATCTGCAGGTGAACAAATTTTTGCAAATACAACTACAAACCCAATAACAATCACACTACCAGCATCACCTTCTACAGGTAACGAAGTTGTTATCGTTGATGCTAGAGGAACTTTTGGATCTAACAATTTAATTATTGATAGAAACGGTGAGCCTATTGAAGGTGTAGCTGCCAATGATACATTAAGCACGAACGGTCAATCAATAACTTTAGCTTATGTAGATTCTACAAGAGGCTGGACGTACAAAACTAACACGGCGTAAGGAGCATAAAGCATGGCTCTTATTGAATACAATTTCTTACCTGGAATTGACAAACAAGACACAACTGCAGGTGCAGAGAATAGATGGGTAGACTCTGACAATGTCAGATTTAGATACGGTCTACCAGAAAAAGTTGGTGGTTGGTCTTCATTAATATCAGATACTATTACAGGTGTTGCAAGAAAACTTCATGCATTCGTAGATTTAGAAGGTAACAGATATGTTGCTATAGGAACAGATAAGTTTTTGCTTATTTATTTTGAAGGACAATTATATGACATCACACCTTTAGCATCTACTATAAGTTCTGCAACGATTGCAACAGATGGTACAACTGCTATTTGTACATTAACCACTTCATCAAATCATGGATTAGAAGAAGGGGACATCATACTATTAGATAATGTAACTTTACCAGGTGGTACGGGTTATGCTGCATCAGATTTTGAAGATAAACTATTTCAAGTAACTTCTGCTCCATCTAATGTTACTTTCACGATTACACAAACAACAGCATCTACAGGTTCTGCATCTGGTGGAAGTATTGATATTAAACCTTATGAAAAAATAGGTCCCGCTGCACAGTCTTATGGTTATGGTTGGGGTATCTCACAATGGGATGGATCAGTATCAGGTGCTGCAACAACACAATTAGACGGAGCATTAAACGCAGATGCATTTGGTACAGGAGGTTCTCCTTCAACTCAAGTAACCGTAGATTCAACGACAGGTTTTGCATCATCAGGAAGAATTTTAGTTGAGTCAGAATTAATTTCTTACTCATCTACAAACGCTACAAATTTTTTAAGTATTACAAGAAATGTAGATGGCACAGATAATGCTGCACATTCTGATAACACAGCAGTTACAGATGCTACAAATTTTTCTGATTGGGGTGAAGCAGTTCTTGCATCAGAAGTAACTTTGGAGCCAGGACTTTGGTCATTAGATAACTTTGGTCAAGTGTTAATTGCAACAGTTGCAAATGGTAAAACATTTACATGGAACGCAGGTGCAGCAACACCTTTAACCACAAGAGCATCGACGACAACATCTGGTTTTGCAACAGGTAACAATCCAACTGCATCAAGATTAACTTTAGTGTCACCAACAACTAGACACTTATGTCATTTTGGAACTGAAACAACTATTGGCACAACTACTACACAAGATGATATGTTTATTAGATTTTCTGATCAAGAAGATATTAATGATTATACTGCGACGGCAATCAACAGTGCTGGTGATTTTAGATTACAAGATGGTACAAAGATTGTTGGTGCAATCAAAGCTAAAGAAACAATTCTAGTATTTACAGATAATGCATTGTACACAATGAAATTTGTAGGTGCACCTTTTACATTTGGATTTGAACAAGTAGGTACAAACTGTGGATTGATAGGTAAGAATGCAGTAGTTGAGATTGATGGTGCTGCTTTCTGGTTATCACCAAATGGTTTCTTCATGTTTGATGGTACCGTTAAATCATTACCATGTAGTGTAGAAGATTTTGTATTTGATGACTTTGATACTACTAAAGGTCAACAAGTTGCAGCTGGTATCAATAATCTTTACACAGAAGTTGTTTGGTATTATCCATCACAAGGTTCAAGTTATAATGACAAATACGTAGTATTCAACTATGGTGAAGCTATGAAAGGTGGTGTTTGGTACACAGGAACAGAAGCAAGAACATCTTGGATCGATGCAATTGTATATCCAAAACCTTTTGCAACTAAATATGACAGCTCTTCTTCTGGAACATTTCCTGTTATCATAGGTGAAGATGGTTTAGGCCAAACAAAATTCTTTGAACATGAGGTTGGAACAGATCAAGTTAATGAAGACGGATCGACTACGGCTGTTACATCATTTATAAAATCATACGATATAGATTTAGAACAAAGACAAAGATCAGCTCAAGGTCAACCTGTAGGTCTTAAATTAGCAGGTGATGTTTTCCTGGCTGTAAGACGTTTTGTGCCAGACTTTAAAACGTTAGATGGTAATGCAAAAATAAGCATGGCTGTAAAGAGATATCCGCAACAATCTGATACCACAACTACTTTGAGTCCCTTTACAATTGACTCAAGTACTGATAAAAAAGACACTAGAGCCAGAGGCCGTTTTGTTAATTTTAAAATAGAAAATGACGCAAGCGGTGAATCCTGGCGTTTTGGTACATTTAGATTAGACGTACAACCAGACGGAAGAAGATAATGAGTTTATATCAAAGATATTTAAATTATTTAAATCAAGCAATGCCAGACATTTCTGGTATATTTAGAACCACACCGACACAAGCTGTAGAAGAAACTACAGAAGAAACTGTTGCTCAACCTGTAGGAATTACTCCTCAATTATTACAATTAACCGGTGGTAGTGGTGGAGACAGTTTTAGTGTTTACAATCCTGATCCAACTAGAACAAGAACAATAAAAGATTATCAATTTCCTTTTAAATTTACAGGAGAAGATTTACCTGAAGCGGGTGACTACATTACCCCACCTAGAACGGGAATTATGGGTATATACGATAAATATCAAGCTTTGCCTACAGGATCAAAAGCAGCTTTAGGAGCTACAGGTTTATTAACAGGTGGAGCAATTATACCTGCAGCTTTAGGTGTTTATGGAATAGGAAATGCACTTAGTGGAATGCTTCCTCCTAACAGAAGATCTATTTTAGAAAATGAATTATTAGGTGCTGGAGTAATGTTAGATGATATCGGAAGAGTTGTTGCTGGTCCAGGAAGTATAAACACTGCAGAAAATATTATGGCTGGATATAACGCAGCTAAAATAACAAAAGAAACTTTTGATAAAAGAAGAAGAATGATTGAAGAAAATATGAAAGATCCTGTTCAAAAAGCAGCAAAACTTAAAGCGCTTGATGAAGCAGAAAAAATATATTTAGGAGCT